ATTGTGAAATATAAATGTAGTATCTTGTTTAAATAAATCTTGTAACCAATTTAAAACTAATTTTTTATCCATATTACCACCACCTTGATGAGCTATTGGATAATAACCAGACCATCCTTCTACAGCTACAGAAATACCTACAATAAAACCACGGCCAGTCACGTTCCCCGATCCGCGTTCCATTAACTCCGGATCGCAGGTCTCTAAATCAATTGCAATTTCTTTATGACCGCGAAGATCTTTTAATTCTTCGGGCACCACCCATTCTGTTTGTGGTGTAAATAATATCTGTTGAAATGTTCTTGTCATTGTATCATCGCTGAAATGTACAAGGCAAGTGATATGCCGTATAGTATTAATGCTATTTCCATTTTCTCTCCTTTATTGTTTATTATAATCTCTCTCTACTATCATTTCTAAATAATGAATTGCTTTTAATATATCTTCTTTCTTACCTTTTAATCTATGTCTACAAATATATTTAATTGCATTACCTTCTGCGAACGGTAAATTATTTTCGTTAATAAAAACTGATGGTTGTATCTTCATAGTCTTATAATGTTTGCCACCCACTTGTTTATAAAATATTTTGTTTGTCATATAGTGTATGCTTTATTAAAATCCCTAGGATCTACAATATGTAATTCTTGTTTAGCTCTTGTAAAAGCTGTGTAGAATAACCTGTGTAAATCATCTGGATCCTCATCTCCTTGTTTAATTGCGGCTGCTGTAAGATCTAATAGAACTAAAACTTTTTCACGCTCGCCACCTTTAGCGCCGTGAATTGTAGACATAAGAATTCTTGGAGTTTTATTTATCTTCTCACCATTAGCTCTCATGTTACGAATATAATTCTCTGTAATCGTATCAACACCTTCAAATGATTCATACCATACTTTATCAGTAAGTAAACCATGATTTTGTATACAATCTTTTATTGTATATTTTTCTTCTGCTTTTAATGTTTTAGCATCTCTATATCCTGGAGTTACATTTGCTCCTAAATATCTATATATATTTTTAATTTGTAGATAATTTAATTCTTTACCATTTCTAAAATCTTCCCAATTACTTAAAGCTAACAATAATTCTAAAGATAATGAATTAATTCCTTTATATTGATAATACCAACCTTGTAATTCACATAACTCTTTAACATCATTTAAAAAATGATTAGCTGAAGCTAATACTAGCCATTCTCCTTGCGACATATCAACTTGAGTAATATCAGTATAATACTTTAATAACCCTGTTTCTTGGCGTGGGTTATAAGTTTTTTCATATCTATTAGTAACTTTAGATATAATTTTTTGCGATAATTCATGTATAGGACCCCCAGGAATACGATAAGATTGTTTTAGCGTCTGGATCTCGTCTACCTCATTCTTTAAGGCTATAAAGTGATCTATATCAGCCCCAGCCCATCTAAAAATAGCTTGATCATCATCCCCTGCAATATATGTTTTTTCTGCTTTATTCCATATAGATCTAACCATTTCCCATTGTAAATGAGACAAATCTTGTGCTTCATCTATAAATAATACTTTAAGTTTAGGAGATATATCTCTTTCAATAAATTCTTCTAATAAATCTGTAAAATCTTTTAATCCTTTTTCTGCTTTATATTTTTTAAGTTCTTGATCCAATAAAAATAAGGTATCTCTTTCTATATCTAATAGATTTCTTCTTAAATCATAACAATCCATTAATTCCATTCTCTTAACCCTAGCTGTATTAATGATAGTTAGGTATTCATTATCCGAGTTAAATATTCCATCATCTTCTGAATAAGATGCTGTTTTAATTGGTATATTACATCTTAAACCAAATTCTCTATAATCTTCTCTGCTCATCATCTTATCTTTAGTTACACCCAACATTCTAAATGCAAGTGAATGTAAAGTTCTAAAATAAATTAAATCATGATCCGCGCTCAATCCAAATTTAACAGAAGCTCTTGTTGCTGCTTCTAATGCAGCTTTTTTTGTAAAAGAAAAATAACCAATCTCTTTTGGTCTAATTCCTTGTTTTATGAACTCGTCTACCAAGTTTAACAACGTTGTTGTTTTTCCTGTCCCAGGCGGACCTAGAATTATAGTTTTCATATTTTCTCCTCATTACGTTTATTTCAAACTCTAGTTTTTCTATTTTTTCTAAAGCTTGTCTATATTTCAAAAACCAATTAACACCTATTTTCATTAGAAATGTTGATCTTGATATTTAGTTTGTGAAACTGTTGCATCTACCTTCTTCATAGCATTAATTTTAACTAATCTAGGTTCTTGACCTTTAATCTTCATTCTAACTTCAGATATAAATATTTCTTTTAATTGTTTAATTAAATTACCTGTCTTTGCTTTATCCATTTCCCAATGGTTCTTTTTACAAAAGTTAAAGAAATCATCCATTCTAAAATATGTAAATTCTCTTTTATCATCTGTATATGGAAGTTTATTAAATACATCATCCATAGTTCTTGCATTTTGTCTATTAGTTGTCCAATCTTGTAATAAAGCTGTTATTTGATTAATTGGATTTAAAGATTCCAATGGTTCTACTATTTGTAAATTATCCATTAAAGGTTTTAAATAATACTCTCTCCAATCTTTATCTTTTAATTTAGGTATAACTAAATCAGCTTTTTCTAATATAGCTACAGAAAATAAAATAGAATTTGCCAAATGTTCTGCTTTTAATTCAATTCTTTTTTGAGTTTCACCTTCTCCTACACTTAAAAAATATTGAGGTGGATTAGAATTATATTTTGTTAAACTACCTAATATAGGCATAGCCTCTTCCTCAGATCCTACACCAAATTTTTTAGTTCTACATAATTTTGCATTACAAATATCGCTTATAGGAGGGAGCTTACATCTATATTTATCATAACCCTTTTTACCTAAAGATTTTATTAATTGTTGAACCTCTCCGTTAGGTAAAGGAGGAGTCATATATCTTAAATTAGCCGCAACGACTTTATCTTGCCAAACATCTGGATCGGATTGCTTAAAAAATATGGCAATATTAAATAAAGCGTTGTTCCTAGATCCTTCGCCGAAGCCGTCGCGAGCTAATCTATTTAAACATGGTGGTCCATCTTTAAATGCTTCTTCTATCTTCGTTTCTTTGATTTCAATTTTTTCAACTTCTTCTTTGGTTTGCGCGTATATATCATAGAGCTTATAAAATTCCTCAAGTGACACAGCGGCGCCATTATCGTCAAACGCATATCTTAGTCCTTTTGTTTGGTTATGGTAGGGAAGATTTAAAAAATTACCTGTGTCCCCACGTTCCACAAGTATTTCCGTTTGCTTTGGAAATATCTCAACACCTTGATACCCTAAAGAATCAGAAATTCTTTTTAATGTAGTCTGCATTAATGCAGCTGAAATAAATTCTTTTGTAAATAAAAATATATGAGCCCCACCAGATTTAGATCTAAATACAATTAGTGGAAGTTTTAAACTTCTTATTTTAGTTATTAAATCTTTGTGGTTAAGATTATACTGATCAATATCAATACAACCCCACTTACAATTATTATGTTCATTAATTGGAATAATACCAAGAGCAGGATCAACCCCGTTAAGATGGTCTTCCCAAAGATTATCCGTGATCGGCTTCCTGATAATAAAAGCTTTTCCTTTTTGTTTTCCTGTTTCAATTCGTTCTCCTTTTTGATATTGTCCATAGGCACTTTGAAGGCCACTAAATATTTCTTTAAATTTTTCTTTCATACAACAATTTTAGTTAGAGCCCCAATTAAGGGGCCCCTGTTAATTAACTTAGAACGGTACGTTCTCAGTTACTCTCTCTTCTACATCAGCTTTTGTTTGCACAGATCCTTTTTTAACATCACCTGAAAAACCTTTTGCACTTAAATACAAAGATTTATCATTTGTGTCTAAAATTCTATCTTGTGTTACTGTCCAACCGTACCAACTACCTTTATCATTTTTTTGTAGGGCAGAAGTTAAATTGTACACAACACCGTGCATTGGTGGAACTGCAAATCCGCCTTTACCGTCAGCTATCTGAACAGTTTTCATCATTGCGTTCCATTTCTTGCTTACATTCAACTGAGTTGATTTCATGGTAATTAAAGCCGGTGTAAATCCACCAGATTTAGTTTCTACCATTACATAGTAAGAAGCAGTTTCTTCAAGGTAGTTACCGTTAGGTAATCTAACTTTAGATCCTTCTCTTTTACCTGTAGCTATTACAGGACTATTAGGTAAGTGATTAGCAACCGGAGCTGCTGATCCTTCTCCTCTATCACTCCACTCAGTGAAGTCTTTTTTATAGTAACAAGAAATTACCTTGATACCTTTTTTTCCATCATACAGCTCGCTTGTCACTGTATTATAGATCATACCAGGTTTAGCACCTGATACAAATTTAGCATCACCTTCAGTTACTTGAGGTGATAGCTGTCCTAATATTCTGATGAAAGGTAACGCAAGATCTTGTTGCGTCATATTTTCAAAACCTTTATCTAGATCATCTCCAAATAAAGCGACAGAAGTATTAGCTACTGGTTTTTTTACCATTGCTTCATTAGCCATCATCGTTTCTCCATTATTTACGGGTTATTTTAGTTGTGTCTTTAATCCAAGTACTAAAGACTTCAGAAGGCATGTCGAGCCCGGACTCGACACGCTCCTGAAATAGGGCTGTCAAAGTATTCCAAGCCACATCAGATTTCTGGTGCGGATTAAAACCTTTTGACGCCGCAAGGTCCAACAATTGTTGTGCCTTGTCATCTTCGCCACGACCGAACGTAACAGAGACATTATTTTTAATAATATCTCCAAGTCCGTTCTCACGAAGCCATTTATAAGCATCTTCCCTTCTCGTATCATCTTTGGGAAGAGTACATCTGTATTCTCTTTTGACTGTTACAGATGAACCATCAGCTAATTTCAAAGAACTTAAACCCTGTTCAGCTAAAAGCTCGGGTATAATTCGTTCACTAATATCTCTTGCCATTGCTTTTAGATTACTTACATGCTCTTCAGTTCTAGCAATATCATCTTCTAAAGCTTTTAATTTTTGGCATTGGTCTGCTATTGTAGTTACTTCTACATTATCTAGAAGATCCGTTGAATCATCTAGCATCATTTGTTTTACATCGTCACTCATCTTATTATCCTTTCTGATAAAGATCGAATTCTATTGGGTAGTATTTAAACTCTCTACGATCCCATTTCAAGAGGTTAAATTGGCCATTGGTCATGTCACTTGCTATAGCACAGGAAATACCAATGACCGCCGGATCTCCTGTAAGCAATATATAGTCTTGATTTGTAAAATCTTTCAAGTTCTTTCGCATTTTAAATACAAAAGGAGCTGCATTAAATGCAACTTGATCAAAGTAAGCAAGACATATAACTAAATATCCAAAATTAGATGCGCTTAATATATTTATATTAGCTGGTGGATGTTGTAATACATACACAAAATTTTCTTTAGGGTTTTCTTTTTTAAACTCTAAAAACTCTGTAAGACTTTTGTCTTTATATAATTCAAATATTTTATTTTTCATTCTATTTTCTCTCTTGACAAATCATATAATGATCTTTATTTAATATGTCAATAGAAAGAAATTAATTATTTATGGTAAAAAATTATAGGTTTAAAACCAAGCCTTATGCACATCAAATAACTGCATTAGAAAAATCTTGGGATAAAGAAGAATATGCATACTTTATGGAAATGGGTACCGGTAAATCAAAAGTATTAGTTGATAATATGGGTATGCTTTATGATAAGGGCTTAATTAATGCGGCGTTAATTATAGCACCAAAAGGTGTTTATAGAAATTGGTATTCTTCTGAAATACCAACACATTTACCTAGCCATATACAACATAAAACAGTATTATGGACTGCTTCAACTTCAAAAGCAAAGGATAAAGAGTATCAAGATTTATTTAATATAGATTATAACCTTCACATCCTATTGATGAATGTTGAGGCGCTATCTACTCCTAGAGGATATGCTTTTGCTAGGAAATTTTTAAATTCACACAAAGCTTTATTTGCTGTGGATGAATCTACTACTATTAAAAGTCATAAAGCAACTAGAACTAAAAATATAATTAGTATTGCTAGTCTTGCTAAGTATAGAAGAATATTAACAGGATCACCTGTAACAAAATCTCCTTTAGATTTATACACTCAATGTAAATTTTTAAATGAACATTTATTAGGATTTAGTTCTTATTTAACTTTTCAAAATAGATACGCAAATATGGTTAGAAAGAATTTTGGCGGTAGACAAGTTTGGATAATTAATTCATATCAAAGATTAGATGAATTATCTGAAAGTTTAAAACCATTTTCTTATCGTGTATTAAAAGAAGATTGTTTAGATTTACCAGAAAAAGTTTATATTAAAAGAGAAATTGAATTAACCGAAGATCAATTAAAACATTATTCTACAATGAAAGCTACAGCTATGGCTTTATTAAAAGGAGATGTTGTAAGAGCTCCTCATGTATTAACTCAATTAATGAGATTACATCAAATTACTTGTGGTCATTTAACAACAGAATCAGGAGAAATAGTGGATATTAAAAGTAATAGAATTAAAGAATTACTTAAAATTTTAGAAGAAACTAATGGTAAAGCAATTATATGGGCTCATTATGTTCATGATATTCAAAAAATAGTTAAAGCAATATCTACTGCAAAAGACGAAGATGAAAATCTTTTATATGGTCCTGACTCTATTGTATCTTATTATGGTCAAACACCATCAGAACAAAGACAAAAAAATATAGAAGCTTTCCAAGATCCACGATCCCCGGTTCGTTTCTTCGTGGGTAACCCACAAACAGGCGGGTATGGTATTACGCTGACAGAAGCTAATACAGTTATATATTACTCTAATGGATATGATTTAGAAAAAAGACTTCAATCTGAGGATCGCGCACATAGGATTGGACAAAAGAAATCTGTTACTTATATAGATTTAATTGCGGAGAAAACTGTTGATGAAAAAATCGTCAAAGCTCTCCGCAAGAAAATTAATATTGCGTCTGAAGTACTTGGAGAAGAATTAAGATCTTGGATTTAACCAATTAACTTCTTCTTCGTTGTAAGGCATCATTTTACTTCTACTTTAATACCTTCAACCTCTTTTGGTTTTTTAAAACCAAGTTTAATTTTAAGTAAACCATCAACCATTTCAGCTTCATCGATTATCACATCAGATGCTAACTCAAATTGTTTAATGAATTTTCTATAAGCTAGTCCTTTTTGAACATAATCTATATTTTTATCTTCAACTTTACCTTCTACAGTTAAGATACCGTCTTTTACCTCTACAAGAACGTTTTCTTTATTGTATCCAGCAAGTCCTATTTCTAGACCATATTTACCTTTTCCATATTTCACCACGTTGTAAAAAGGGAATGAAGGTATTTTAGACCAACTATCAAATATATTATCAAATATATCTGTAGTGTGTTTTACGAAATGATTATGGATTTCATCCATTTTAATCATACCGTTATTTGGGAATAATGAATTGAATGTCATTATTATCTCCTTTGTAAGCAAGTTAATAGGTCCACCCACATGATGCAACCTAGAAGATATATAGTGATATTATTTACATTTGCAAGAGTCACAACCACAAATACCTAATGTGTGTATTTCTGTTAAATCATGTTCTCTATCAAGGAATTTGTATTCTATTTTAGTAGTATTAAAGTCTTTCTTTATCTTTTCACATATTGTTTCTGGATCAAACTCGCCACACGAATAAACATCAAATTGAAGCAAGGCGGGGTCAGGTTCGTCCCAAACATGCATTACTATATGTGATGTTTCAATGATTGCAGCTCCTGTAATTCCACGATTCCCGATCATATGAGAGTACTTCACGTATGGTCCCATCATAACCTTCATACCTATTTCATTTATAAATTTCTCTAACCAACGCCTAAGAAACTCCTCGTCCATAGGTGGACTTACAGCTTCTGCTCGGACAATTAAATGTTTATGTACTAATAATTTATTTTCCATTCCGCGTCATACAACTTTTTGAAGTTAATGCAACAAATTATTTTAAGACAAAGGGGAATAAATTACTTTGCAATCTAACTTAGATGCCTTAAGATATTGTCGTCTATTTTTAGCTGCGGAGTAACTACAATGAATCCATCCGGAGTTAGGTTCATCAGGAGTCCAAAACTCTAATATACATTGATCGTAGTCAAGATTATTTACTATCCAGTCACTAACATCTTTATTAGGAAGACCAAATACCTCAAAATCTGCGGCTTCACCTTTGGTATGTTGACTCTTTGAAGATGATCCTATTTTTTCACAGAGCTCCGCTGATCTATATCCAGAACTAACTGTCATAGGTAAATTAAAATTATCTCTTACTGGCTGAAGTATATATTGACAAAGTAGTTGTAAATTAAAAATATGATCTGCACTAGGTTCATTAGGTATACCTAATCTTAATGCTTCTTGTGATTTAGTTAATTCTTCTAAAGTAAAGTTATTACTTAGTTTCATTTCATTTTTAAAACAATAGCTATAAGAGCTACAATTACTGCTCCCATTCCCGTTATCATATACCAAAGAATTTTATCTACTTTCTTTTCAATCTTATAAATAGCACAACTCATGTGTTTGAGATGATTGTTTTTAATTATTGATATATCTTTTTTAAGATTATCTACTCTATTATATAAGTCTATCATATGTTCATCCAATCGTGATTTTATAATATGTTTCATGATCTTTGGTTTTGTCTAATAATTTGTTCTGTTGGATTTAATAAAGCAGTTTCAATTTTTGTCAACTTAGTATTTGGATCAATTTGACCAGTAACTGCTCCAGGAAGATTTATTTGTCCATAACCTTGTATTTTTGTAGCATCAGGTAATGCAGGTAGTCCTTGTATTTGATCTAAATTAGGTTTAGGTAAATTTTTAAATGGATTTTTTATTTCAGGTATTTCTGGTTTTGATAAAGGTGTATTCATTAAAATACTTTGAATATTAGAAATAACATCTAAAGCACTATCCATTGGATTAGCTTGATTTAATTTTTCAGCATTTTCTTGAAAAACTTGATAAATATCTTTTGATATATTTAAAGGTGTAAATACATCTGAATTAATATAATTAAATTCTTTTCTAGAAATTCTTTCAGCTGCTTTAGATATAACATCTTCATTTGCTCCTAATATATTAGCTGCTTTAATATCTTGATTTAAATTTCTTTTTACTTGAAATAAAGCTCTATTAGAATTGATGTAAGCGTCAACTATTTCCTCTGGTGTTATTGGCCCACCTCTTAATGTGTTTCTTGTAAATAATTGTCTTGATTCTCTAACTCCTTTTTGAAATTCAGCAACTTTAAAATCTAATCCACGTTCCACGTTTAATTTAACAGGTCTAAATCCTGTAAGGCCAATTAATTCATCACCAATTTCATAAGATTGTCCATATTTATCAAATTTTCCTTTTTGAATAATATCAATTGGTTGCATAGCTAAATCTAATCTTTTCATTTGTGGCCATGAGAATGGAGCTTGAGATTCTACTAAATGACCAATACCTGCTCTTATTTTATTTCCAACTGTATCTTCAGGATTAAATACTTGATTACCTTCTCTAGTTCTTCCGCCTCTAACAAATAAATCTGCAAGTGCAGAAGTCCAAATAGATTCATCTATAAAAGGAGATCCTATTTCTTTTGTAGCAACAATCATCCCTTTCATAAAATCATCCATTATTCCATCTTTGTCGTTTCTTCCTTCGTTAATTGAATTTATTACAGTTAAAAAAGGTCTATATAAAGTATCGTATGCATTAGTATGGCTAAAATCTATATATTTAAGTTCTCCTGTTTTTTTATCTTTTATAGGAACTAAAACTGAATTTTTTGACCATTGAGGTACATACCTTCTCATTGCTTCTATTTGATCAGATGAAATATCATAAATAGTTTCAGCAGCTTTAGCGACAGTTGCTGGAACAGCAATAGATGTTGTAGCCATACCTATTAATCTTTGCATACCAATTCCTCTTAATGGTTTTACAAGTTCACCTTTATCATTTTTAACTTCCATAAATATTTCATCTAATCCTCGTTTAACTATATTTGCTGACGTTCTTAAAATTTCGGCTGGAAAAGCAACAAAATTACCAAGAGGTAATTTTCTTGTAGCTTTTACAAATTCTCCAACATAATCATAATTAGGGATATTATTTTTAACTATATCAGCTGCTTCTCTTTCTAATTCATCAATTGTTTTTGTTATTCCATATTTACTATATGCTTTATCTAATCTATTTTTTTCCATTGCCCATGATGTAATTTTCCAAAAATCATCTTCAGCTGTATATAAATCTTCCCCTATTTTTTTAGCTTTAGATAAAGGTCTCATCATTAATTTTAAAACTTTATCTGAGTTAACAGTTTCTCCAAATCCTACATCTTGTAATAATCTATTTAAATCTCCTATTCTTGTGTTGTTATTAACAACCCCTAATTCTAAAAGTTTTCTATACAATTCATTATTTTGTCTTGTACCTGGTAATGCAGTCTGTAAAGCAGAATAAGCTTCACGCATTACTTTTACATCAGGAATAATCCCATTGGCTGTAGCAAATGCCCCTGAGCTTACAAAGTTTCTAATATGAGTAACTGGTGATAAAATTGTTTTAGCTATTTGAGAAGTAGCTTTTGGATATAAAATTAAATTTTCATATATTTTACCAATCATATTATCACTTCTTGTTACAGCTGCTGTTTGTTCTAATGCATCTGCAATTTCTGTAATTGCATATTTTCCATTAACTGGATTTGTAATACCTGCTTCTAAAGTTTTATTTGGATCTATATTAATTTTTTTAAAATCAGGACCTAAATTTTCTAAAGCTTCTTTTTCAGTTTCATAAAATATACCTTTACCTTTTAATTTTAATTCATCGGATTGAGCTACAAGATCTTGAAAAAATTGATTTCTTCTAGTTACTAAAGATAATCTTGCAGTTCCACCTAAAATAGTTTGCATTGGATTTTTAGTTTTACCAAATAATTGTTCTATAACTTCTCTATTTTCTTTAGGCAAACTAGCTAATGAAGCCCAGCCTTTATTTGAAACAGCATCATCTAATACAGTCTTACCAACAAAAAAATCGGGTATTTGAAATATAGGATCAGAAGGTTTATCCATTCTAAATCCTTTTGGAAGTTTTGCTGTTTTAATTAATCTTTCAACATAATAATTTGCTTCTTCATCTGTAAGCTCTTTACCATTTTGAAAAGCAACTTGTTTAAACATATTTTTTGTTTTTTCAACTTCTTGCGCTGCGGGTTTCCAATTAAAAAATGGTAATAAAGATTTGTTTTGAAATATATCGTAAGTAGATCCTAAGTAGTTTTTAAATTTATTACCAAATAAATTTTTAAATTCACCTAAATTTTTAGTATCAATTTTACCTCCAATAGTACTAAACATATCTCCCCATCCAGCACGAATAACACCTAAATTATCCATTATACTTTCTATAGTTTTTTCATCTGCACCCGCTTTTTCTAATTGTGTTACAACTTTACTTTTAAGAGCATCATCTAGTGTTCCAAAAGTAACTTTTCCTGCATCATCAATTACAGGTTCTCCTGATAATAATAAATCATGTACATTTTCTAAAGTTTGAGTTCTTTGTTTAGCTGTTTGTTTATTAAAAACAGTTTTCATAGGAGGAAATATTCTATCTATATCTTGATCTAATGATTGGGATATATTTTGAGCTAAATTAATATCAGCAGATCTTCTTCCTATTTGTTGTCTTTCTATATCAAAAAATTCTTGTGTTTTTCCGCCCCTAGCTCTAAATCCAGACGCTACTTTATCTAGCAATCTATCTATTTGATTATTACTGAATCTTAAATCTTGTCCACGTTGAGCAAGTTTTTTAATACTAGTACCTACACCACTTATAATTCCTGAAAATAAAGCTCCTTCTGTTCCAAATTTAACTCTATTTAATAATTCTCTTGTTGGATCATATTCTTCATCTCTATTTAATTCTGTTGGTCCACCTAATAAATCTCCAATAGTACCCATCTTTTCAACATCACCAACAAATGCTGCATCGGCTATACCACTTCCAATAGCACCACCAACAAATGTTGCTACTTTACCTTTAGTATTAAGTTCAGCTGCTTTTTCAGCAGTTTTAAGTAATGCTGGATTATCTAATTTAAAATAATTTCCTGCTTTTTTTGCAAGAACTGCTTCTTTAGCTAAAGTAGTTCCTAATTTAAATCCATATCCACCTGGAATACCAAGATTAATTAAAGCTTGTGTTATTTTTCCAGCAGCTGTTGCTTCCGCTTTTTCATCTAATTCAGTAAGGTCATCAAACCATTTTTCTATTTGAACTGCTTTATTAGTTCCAGCACCTAAATCATAAAGAGTAGCTGCTAATGAAAATGCAA